GGAAAATGGTAGTTCAAGAGTATCGCACTCTAAGTTCAATCTCTCCTGACTTTTTAGTGATAGTGAGTATCGCACTCCTATTCCTTATAGGTGTGTTGGCCGAAGTTGTCAACACCTACTGGAAATTAGTGCAATGGTATGAACAATCGCAGTTCTATACCTTGCCAGACGCTGGAACCAAAGCCGCAATAAGCTCAATGTTGGTCGATCAATCAATTGAAAAGATGGGTTCAATAGTTTATCTTGACAGAATCAACAAGAAAGCTAGGTCATCTGACAATGGTCATAAGATATCAGGCGAGTGGCGAGATTCAGTTCGAATTCACCTGGAAAATTTGATTAGTTGCAATGGCCGTCTGCATTATTGTTTGTCACCCAGTAAATATGACCTTCCGAATGTTTCAGGCACACATGAACATATTGTAGGACATGATTTGCATAGACGTGTGCTGAAAGATCCACCTCAACCAGGTTCGGTCATATATGGTATCGACGTCGACTATTATATTGAAGATTTCAAACAGCTTTGTGCTTACAACCTACCGATGGTTTTCTACTCCTTCAACCCTTTGACACCGGGTGGCATAGATGGGGACACTCCTTACACTATTGTTGATAATAAAGTTTGTTATAGTGTGAGTGGTGGTACCAATTGGAGTCATAAAGTTTGGGATTGGAGGGGTGAGGACCATGTGGCCTTTTCATACCATCCGAGAACGGGGATGAAGTTGCGAGGTTTGGAAAGATGGTTTTATCCAATGTTTTATGATATTTTGGCATGGTTTGGTGTTCAACGCATGCATATTTTTAAACGTGTTGCCATGCAAGTTACACCTGAAATGCCAAATAGGATTTTAGCATGGATGTTACCACAATATAGTTGCCTTAGGTGGCCATATTATAGCCGATTGTCAGTTGCGAGTCCTAAGAGAATGATTTATGCAGACCCAATAAGGCCAGGTTGGAATCAAACAAAATGGGTGGACAAATCCGGTGAAGAACCTGAAGTGAAAGTTAGTCTGAGTCGTGTTGGAGCGTACAATTCAATAACATTGTCAGAAACAGATTATGATATTGCGTTGGGATCGAAATCTGCAGCAACTATCTCAACGTTATTCCACCAAAAATTGACTAAAGAGAACCTAGCAGTGTTGAACCAATATAAAGACCACAGTGAGTTTGGCATACCTGAAAGATTAGTTCTTGGCGCACCGTGTCAACCGACAGTTCATCCCTACTTGCCCGTCAATGCGTTGCCATACATAGAAGACCCAAAATGGAGGTCTATCTCCGTACCGCTTGTGGAAGCACCCGCTTTAGTGCCCTGTATTAAACGTTTTGAGGCACTTGAACAAACGATCAACTATAGGGTTACAAGGCCAGTTAATAACTCTGAACCACCAAATGACATCAGGAAATTCGCGCGGGAGTTTGTGGAGTTGGTCGTACCAAAAGCACATCAAGCTTGTCCTTTATCTTACGATGTCGTGGCTGAAAAGATGAATAAATCAACTCAAAAACATGCTTATAATCAAGTTGCAGAAACAATAGGGAGTGTACCACCTCGGGAACTAATTGAAGGGTTCATCAAAAATGAGTCAACCTTTAAGCCTAGTCGTATTATATCATCCTTCGCTGATTTTCGTTTCGTGGCCGGTTTCTCACGTTTCACACTCGAATTTAAGGAGGAAGTTTTGAAGAAAGACTGGAATGCACATTATTTTTGTCCCGGTCTTAGCCCAGTTCGAACAGCAGAAATTGTTCGAGAGTACGTGAGAGCAATCGGTGATCCAATTGAAGGCGACTATGCAAATTTTGATGGATCAGTGTCCGCGTGGCTCCAAAGAAACATTGTTAATGCCTGTTATTTACGACATTTTGACCCGGCGTACCATTCGGAATTGAACAAGTATTTGAATTCTTTGATACGTTGTCAGGCTAGGGCCAAAAGATTCGGCTTCGCTTATGAAGCTGGACCAGGTATTAAAAGTGGAAGCCCAACAACTTGCGACGGCAATACTTTAATTAATGCTTTCCTTATGTATTGCGCGATTCGTCGGACATGTCCCTTCATGACCCCTGAAGAGTGTTTTCGTGAAATTGGTTTGGCTTTCGGTGATGATTCTGTTTTCTCATCCAGGTTTAAAACTGCCTGGATAAAAGTCGTCGAACAATGTGGGATGAAGCTAAAAGTGGAAGACTACAAACGTGAGAATGGTCTCACATTTTTGGCAAGAGTCTATCCGAAACCATTTGACTCTCTGACGACCTTTCAAGATCCTTTGAGAACCATCCGAAAGCTTCACTTAACATCAAGGAATGTCAATGTTCCCTTGGCTGACGCAGCAGTTGATCGTGTTGAAGGTTATTTAGTAACCGATGGTTTAACACCTGTCATTTCTTCCTATTGTGAGTTAGTCCAAAGATCTTACCCAAATGCAAATTCGTTGGAAGTACGTTCAGCCCGTGGTGATTATTTTAAAGACAAGCCCTTTTGGTTATTGGGTGGCAGCGGAGAGTGTTGGCCACAATTTGAGGAAGACCTGGAGTCAATGTATGAAGTTTTTGCATCTCGTATCGGCACAACCCCAGAAGTTTTGGTCAAGTATGATGCCTATTTGAGGGGTTGTGTCGACGCATCCCAAATGCAACCAATTCATCTTGCGCTTGACGAGGTGCCACAACCATACCTTGGTTGTGTGACCACCGATGGGATCGTCCATCAGGAGGAAGTGGGGACTTCAAACTCTAATAGTGAACCGTCAATTTTGAAAGAAATTTTGTCAAATAATTCAAAGAAGAATGTCTCGACAAAACGGAACACCATTTCCCCCCCAATGCCCAAGAACATTCGGCCAGTATGTCAACGCCCTGACAGTGGGGCTCGAAGCCTTCCGCCTAGGCTTGAACGAGCACACGCCGACCACTCAAATGTCGCTCAACGACCAGAGGACATACGACAGTTGGAAGGCAGCGATGATCGTCAATCTGGATCGCGCACTCAGGGCCACGGCGCAGTTGTGGGTCAAGCCTCCCTTCCGACCAGTTCTAGACGGAGGCGTCACCAATGCCCGCGACGCTGGTTCCCCAACGGTGGACAGTCTGCTGGGTCTATCACCACTCAGCAGCGCCCGCAGCAGCCCAAATTCATTGCGATAGGCTAGCTGACCGTTGCTGCTTGCCCGAAGGGCCGTTCATCAGAGTTCTG